CTGAAGTAAGAACCTGGGCGGGGCGTTTGGCCGAACCCCGCCCAGGCCCAGGTTGTGATGAGGGTTTGCTAGCTCCTCAGCCCAGCCTTTAGCAGAAGTTAACAACACTGGAAAGACGCAAGTCTTCTGGGAACGGGAAAGGTTTACGTCCGGTTTTGCCTCCTTGCACGGCGGGTCATTCGAGACGCGCTCATGTTCTTGGCGAAGCCCAATAGAAAAGTGTCACGCATATGGCCGGTGTATTCCGGCTCGCCTAGCAGCGGCGTGGCGACGCGGGTGGGGCTACCAAGCCTATCTGGCACGGACTGCTAGATTTGACAGCCAGACGCCGGTGAACCGCGAGGCCCGGTGCAAAATGCAGGGAGCCTGCTTTTTGCAAATCCTCCCTACCCTGTCCGTGGCCTTTGGGAAAAGGCCGTGGGGGGTAAGGGGGGGTCTGCTTCAGCAGGGAGCTTAGGGTGGCCGTTGGCCACCCTAACCAGAGGCTACTGGTTCAGAATAAAGCACTGGAGGGACTGACGATAATGGCCAAGTCAAAACTCAAGCAGATGGCTGAAGCGGGCAACCCGTGGGCCGTCGAGACGCTGGCGAGGCTGCAGGCGCAAGGTCGGGCGGCTGGGCTGCATGGCGCCGCGATGCAGCGAGGCAAGAGGCTCCCTGCAGAGAGGGCCGCCTATCGGGCCTCCCAGCGGCTTGGCGAGCGCATGGCCCGTGATCCCGACCCTGATGTCGAAGCCGCGAAGGACATCCGCGAATGGACGGACGGACCCAACCCGTCGCCGTGGCGCATCTCCCGGCTGGCTGAGGCGCTCAAGAATGGCTGACGCGCCCGACCCATCAGTGATCGAGCTGCTTCGCCGCGATGCGTTCGAGGAGCTGGGGCGCGTGGCGATGCTCGCCGAGGACTATGCGCTGAAATTGTTCGACGCCGCCGAGCGGGGCGACCTGATGGCAGTCGCCGGGAGGCTCCAGCAGTTCCGGCTTTGCACAATGGCGATGATCCAGATCTTCAACCATTTTTTGAGGACGCAGCCGCATGACCAAGGAATGGCCGGAGCAGTCGGACCATCGCACGCCCATCGTGAGGATCAGCGATCCGGCGATGTCGTGGCATGATGTCGACCTCAACGACCTCCTGGGCTGCTGCCGCCGCGAGCTGGCGCTACGCCAGCGCGTCTATCCGAAGTGGGTAGCCAAGGGTTCGATGACGGAAAAGAAGGCCGAGAAGGAGATCGAACAGATGCGCTCGGTCGTGGACTTCCTCATCCACTGCATCTTCAAGGCGGTCACCCGGCGGGCGAAGGAGCCCGCCTAAGGCCCGCGATGGGGGCCGCCGCTGGTTTTCCAGATATTGCCCTTTTGGAGCGGGCCGTACTTCCACGGCGCGTTGCTCCTCAGGTCGATGTTTCCAACGTCTGGGTTGGGGACGACATCGCCCGTGGCCGGGTCAATGTTCCAGTCGTCGCCCGACGGAGCGCCGCCCTGCGCCAGCGGGCCCTTGAGGCGGCCCGACATCGGCTGGGCGTTGGCCGCAGGGACGTTGGGGTTCTGACCGCCACCGCCGAACAGGCCAGCGAGATTGAGCGCGGTCCCCTGCGGGCCGCCACGGGCGCCTCCCAGCATGCCGCCGCCAATGCTGGGGTTGGCGTTGGGCCGGTCGATGCCGACGAAGCGCGGGTTCGAGCTCGCGCCCATCGCGGTCGCGCCGCCGGTCGCCAATGGGCCAGGGACGGGACGCTGCGCCGACACTGGCTGCGCGGCGGGCGCGGGTGTATTGGCGGGGTTGGGGCCCTGCCAGGGCATCGGCGTGTTGCTGCTGGGGAACCAGGGCGTGGGGCTTTGCGGCGGGCCCTGGACTGGCCCTGGCGGCCCTGGCGGGGGCGGGCTCACGCCTCTTGCCTGCGGCAGGATCGAACCGGGCGCCGGGCCGTTCTGAGCGACCGGCGGCCCGTTGCTGGCGACGGGCGGCGCTGGCGGCACGGCGAACGGCGTCGCGGGCGGGTTGTTGCCATCGCCGTGGTCGTCGGGCGGGACCTGTTGCTGCTGCATCGACGCCATCAGTGGCGCGGCCTGCGCGGAGTTGATGCCGAACATCTGCTGCAGGTACTGGAGCCACGCCGCGCTGCCGCCAGCGCCCTGTGGGGCCGCCCCAGGCCCTCCTGTGGGGCCTGGGCCGCCGCCATAGCCAACGCCCTGGCGGGCCCAGTAGGGCAGGCTGTCGGTCAGATCGGTCACCGCCATCTAAGCCACCGCTATCGCGTTCGATATGGGCGCCACCGTCGAGCCAGCGGCGTTGGTGGCTGTCACGCTGCAGGTGATGTTGGTCCCGCTGTCGGCCGCTTGCAGGAGATAGGTCGCCGCCGTCGCGCCGCCGATGTTCACGCCATTGCGCCGCCACTGGTATGCATACGCGGTGGGCACGTAGGTCCAGTTGCCCTGCGTGCAGGAGAGCGTGTTGCCGACCGTGCCGGTGCCTGTAACGGCTGGCGCGCTGGTGTTGACCGGCGGGATCTCGTTCGCCAGCCCGGCGGTGATCGCGTTCGACATCTGCGTATTGGTGAGATTGCCCGCCTTGCCGGAGTTCACGACCAAGAGGATGTCGTTGGTGAACCTGGTGTTGGCTGCATTGCCTGGCCGCAATCCGGCGGGCGCGGTCTGCAGCGTCGTGTCGTGGGTGGTGGGATCGGATCCCAATGCGGTGGCGATGGCGTTGAGTTCCGCCGCCCGGTTCGGGTTGGCGTAGTGGATCATCGCGTTGAGCCGCACTTGGCCCGCGAAGTCGGCGACCTGGAATGTCATCAGCGTCACTCCCGCTTGGTCGGCGGCACGACGCCTGGGATCTGCTTGTTGGTCCTCTCCTCGGCGGTGCGCTCGTCGATGCCGTCGAGGTATTTCCGCATGCCCTGCTCTTCGAGCTTGGCGGATCGGGCGCGCTGTTCCTCGGCGATGGTTGGGCCGTCTGGATGGAGGTTGACCTCAGGCCTCTTGAACGCCTCAAGCTTCGCCTCCTGCGGGTCTACGGTCTTCGCGGGGGCAGGCTTCGGTTGTGACGGCTGTAACGGCTGTGACGGCCTCGCGGGCTGCGTCGGTTGCGTCGGCATCGGGTCAGCTCCTTAAAAAGGCCGGGGACTTACCCGGCCCAAGGTCTGCGGAGGCCGAGGATCTTACGCCGATTTGGCCTCGTCGTCAGTGTTAACAGGGGCGGTGAAGTCGGGCCCGGCGGGCTTGGCGTTGGTGAGCTGGTCGAGGTGGACCTCGGCCTCGCCGAGGACCGCAGCCAGTCGTTGCCACCGCACGCCCTTGCGTCGTTCGGCCGCGCGCCTCAGCGTCGGCAGGATCGTCTCCGGCTCGTCCAGGTCCATGATTGTCTCGACCGTATCTTGCAGCTCATCCATGTTCGTTCTCCTCGTTCTTGGCTTCTAACGCATCAAGGCGCGCTCTGATCCCGGCTTGCCCGTCGAGGATGGCGCGCATATCCCGGTTGAGAGACACGACGGCGGCGCGGAAGTAAAGGGCGAAGGCGGCGAGGGAGAGCCCCACTGCGACGTTGACCAGGGAGATCATCGCGGGTTCTGGCGATTGAACATGCCGAGCTGATTGACGGCCCGCACGATCTCTGGATCGCCCGCGATGTCCACCAGCTCGGCCTCGGTGGGATTACGCAGGGTGAGGTCGTCGGCGTAGATGTGGACATGCACGCAGTCGAGGCAGATCGCGACATCGCCGGGGCTGGGCGGCACATCGGGGAAGTCGGGCGTGGCGCTGGCGCTGTCGATTGGCTTGCCGCAGTTGATGCAGTGGTTGAGCGGCGTGTGGTGATGATCGGTCATTGCGTCCTCGCATAGTCCCAAAGTTAGCCCTGTGGCAACGTCTAACAGGCCTGTTAAACTTCACCCGCGCGCACGTTCGCGCTATGATCTTCAGCATGGGCAAGCGCCGCGCTGACGCAGACAATCGCCGCTTCTTCGATGAGTTCGAAAAGGTGCGCGTGTCGCGCTTCAGAGCGATGGGCGTGATCGATCCGGCCAAGCGCGAGGCGCTGATCCCATTCCCTAACGGCAAGGTGAAGCTCATCGGCACGGGCCACGTGCGCTTCCCGAATGGCGGCGGCTATTCGTACTTCATCTGCCCGAAATGCGCCAAGCTCGCCACAGTTTTGCACCTGATTGAGGACGCGCCGCTGTGCTATCGCTGCTGCGAGGCGATGAACATCTGGCACGCGAGCCGATATGGCTTCGGCCGAGAGACACGCAGGCGAGCCGCAGACAAAGGCCTCGACCAGCTCATCGCCAAGCTCGAAAGCCCTGAGCGCCTCAGGTTCAAGCCAGCGCATCCGAGCTGGCAGGGCAAAGCGCAGCTCGTCTACAACAGCCGCAAGCTCACTGAACGCATGCGCCGCCGCATGATCAGCCTCAGGCTCAATCAACTCGCCAGCCAGCAGCAAAAGACCAATGAAGGCCTCAAGCTCACCAGGGCCTACAAGCCGCGCAGCGAGGCACTGACGGCCATCCCTGAGCTGAGGCAGATCTGGCGAGCCAACTCACACGAACGCCTCCAGCAAGCCCTGGACAAAGCCCAGATCGCCATACTCAAAGCATTAGAGAGTGATGATCCTCGTAAACGCCACGCCGCAGCATGCCTCATGCTCAATACAAAACAGGGCAGAGAACGCGGTTTTACATAGTTTTGCACATATCAGAAATACGCACTGGTTAACGGCAGGCCCGTAAGCGGCGCCGGCCTATTTTCTTAAGTCATTGATATCGCTGATGTTTTCGAGTTAGGTATAGTTTTATACCTCACTAACAATACTTGCGAGTACTATAGCTGAGGGCCAGCTTCGGATATTCCCATCGAGATCGGCAACTCGGCTCACCGCAGGCTTGACCAGCTCGGACCGGCGTGGCATGGTCGCGGGGTGATAACAACCGCATGCAACCGCACCACAACCGCGTGACCTATGCGAGCTATGCATGTAGAACAGATCACGGCTAAATCCCGCACCGTGCGGGAATGCAACCTAACAATATCAATGGGTTAGCAGCCGTATCGTATTCCAACGTGGAACTCGATGTCATTTCAATAGGTTACATGACCTGATCATAGATCGTTGATGTGATCAACGTTAGCACAACCGGGTCTGGGGACCCTACCTCACATTTCTGGCAAACCGAAATGACCCCCCTATGGTGACCATGTTGGGGGGGGCCCCCGCAGGGGGGATCCCACCCTATCGTCCCCCCCATTTTCAGACCACATGGCCCGCATGTACTCTATTTGTTAAACCTAAACGTGAGACTAATCTTGTGAGACAAGGGGTCGTGAGACTGGTGAGACGAAACTCTGAGACGGGTGTGAGACTGGGCATGGTTGCATACGCCAAGGTTCGGCTGTGGGCGGATCGGGTTCGGCTGGTGAAGATGTATCTTGAGCATCCTGGGAGCTGGCCTGACGGCATCGATACCAAGTACGAGCGGTGGTATTCGGGTCATGAGGATTATTGGCGGGAGAGGGTTGGGCATTGGGTTGAGGGGCGCTGGGCGGGCGGGCTTGATGACGAGGCGGCGTATGCTTCGTGGTCGAAGGGCGAGGGGGGAGGTCGGCCCAGGGCGGTTGAGGGCGAGCCTTGGGTTGAGGCTGGGGTGAGCAGGGCGACTTGGTACCGGCGGAAGGCGGCTGAGGGGGGGGCGGAATGAGCGTCATCAAGAACTGGAAGGTCATCGGCGAGAAAAACGCGGCGCTCGAACATTGCTGGGCCCTTCTCGCGGAGGCGTCGGTGGCGCTGTCTCCGTTTGACGCCTTTGCGGACAAGGCCTCTTCGTTTGTCGACGCGGCGGCAAGGGCGGCGAACGACCCGATTATGCCGACCAAGCATTTCCGCTTAAACGACTTCCAACGGGCGCGCGAGATGAACGCCAAAATCGAGGATGCGCTACAGCGAATGGGCCGGTCCACTTGCAAGGACAAAAGCGGCCTTGTGGGCGCAAGCGGAGAGTGCCTGATCTGCACTGCCGAAGCTGGCGTGGCATGTAGGGGAGACGCCATCGCCGCCCTCAAGAAGCCTGTGGGCTAGTTCCTTCCGGGCGATGCAAGGCCGTTCCTAATGAACGACGGTTCAAGTCAAGCGCACGCCGAGGAGAGATGCGGACCCACCGGGTAGCCGAGGGCGAGCATGGCGCGAAAGGCAAGCATCTGGCCCACGGGGGCTGCGAGGCCCCCACTTCCCTACTTCTTAGCTCGGAGGCCTTCTTTGACGAGCTGTCGGATGGCTTCGGCGCGCGAGGGGAGGCGGTTGGCCCATCGGTAGTCGTCGATCTGCTGCAGGAGCCTTGGCGGGATCGGGATAATGACGCGCGGGTGCGGCTCCTTGGGCTTGGTTGGCATGGGGCGATTGTGCCTTGGGTCCAACATGCGGTAAATATGCGAGGTATGCGGGCGTCATAGCCGACATACGAGAAACATCTGTGCGAATACTGCGGCATAGGTAGTTCTACCCAGGTAGAAATACGGAGATTGGTGTTAACAATTGAGGATCGCCGGGGGTTGGCGACTGTGCTGCCATTAAGGGAGGCGGGCATGACCCCAGAGCGCATGAACTATGTGATGGAAGTCGCTTTTCGGCGGCGGCGGCAGGAGAGTTTGCCTGCTTATTATGCGCATTGCGCGCGGTTCTTGGGGGTTCAGCCGATCACGCTCAGACGTTGGATGCGCGGCGAGCGGCCGATCCCGCGCATGGTCGAGGTGATCATGGAAATTTTCCACGCATGGCCCGATGTTGTGGGGCCGCAGGCTGTGGATAAGTTGATTGAGGAGCGTGATCGGCGGATCAATGCTTTAGCGGGCCAAAAGTAACATTGAGGTAAGGGCCCCCTACAAATTTGTGGGGTGCCCCCGGTTGTTAGACCTTTTACCGTAAAAGGTGCGCAACGTTGTTAAACGTCTAACAATATGGGCCACTTCACGAAAAGTTTACCGAATAGAAATCTAACAACGTGGTTGTTAAACGTCTAACACAGTATTGTTAAACGTCTAACGACAAGGGAAACATTCCAGCTCCCGGCCCAAAGTGAGAATTGAACATAAAAAAAGACAGGGAGATGACGGTGGAAAGAGAGACGCCGACAGTTTGGCCAGCATGAGCAAAGCTAAGAGCCAGGAGCCCAGCAACGACAATGCGCCGTTCGACGAGAAGGCATGGCGCAAAGAGTATATGAAATTGTACATGCGCAAGAAGCGCGAGCGCCTGAAGCGGATCAAGCAGCAAGAGCAGTCTTAACCGGCTTGTAAGGGAGCCCAACACCAATGACCGACGATCCCGCCTTCAAGGTCCTGATGGCCAACGCCCACGCGCTCGAGCGCGGCGCGATCGCGATGTGGACGGTGTACGAAAAGCCCCTCGATCATCCCGACGGCTTCATCGCGCGGAGGTTCGAGATCGCGAGGGGCTCGAGTGCGCCCACCGAAGACACGCTGACCGGCGAATTGGAGGAGATCCGCTTAACCCTTGAGCGCGCGGGCATGATCAAGTTCGACCGCAACCCCGCCGACGAGCCGCAGATCGTGGAGACGTGGATATGACCGAACCGCGCGCCCAGGCCATCGATGACAAGGCCAGCCTCGACGACCTCAAGGAGGTCGAGCGGGCGGTGATGGAGGCGCGGCACGCCCTCCAGTTCGCCATGGTGGGCCAAGGCTCACATCATCGCGAGACGTTCGTCTTCCACGTCGGCATGGCGCGCGACAGGCTGTCGCGCATCATCAGCCGCATCTACGGCCAGGACCCGCCGCCAATCGAGCGAGGCGACGCGCCATGAGCCTTAAGCCAAGCGCAGGCTTCGACTGGAGCCACGTGACCTGGGGCCGCCCCGACAGCCCCCGCTCGGTCCTTTGCTCCTATTGCTCGGCCTCGCTCGGCGATGAGAGCGTGCCGCTGGTGATGTGGAAGGACGACGGCCATGCGGCGCAATTCTGCGATGCTTGCCAGCGGAAGTGGTTCGGGCTGGAGAGCTTCGACAACGAGGAGGAGGCCGCGCCATGAGCAAGGGCTGGGACCTGCTCACGCCGCACCAGCAAGACGCCGCCAAGGCGGCGGCGCGATTGATCGAGGCTCAGGACATGACCTTCATGATGCTCCTGTTCGGCCACGACAAGCAGGGCGCGATCATCGCCAACATCGAACCCACCGATGCGGTAAGATTGATCGAGAGCGCGCTCACGGCGACCAAGCGCGTCGTCGAGGTCACGGAGATCAGCACAGAGGAGAGACTGCATTGACCCTGACCGCTATCGTCGGCGCGCTCATGGCGCTCCTGCCCAAGCCTGAAAAGCCGGTCCAGAGCCCGGTGGACAGCGAGGTCGACCGCCTCACCCGCTCGCATGCCCGCCTCGTCGATCACATCGAGCGCCTGGAGCGCGAACTGCTGCTCGAGCAGCATCTCTGCATCCACTGGCGCGAGGCCGCCATGCGCATCGCCAAGCAATCCCGCGAGGCGCGCGAGCAGTACCAGCCGCAGCAGCAGCTCCTGCCACAGAACCCGCAACAGGCTCTCGCCCAGGCGCAGCTCAACTCCCAGTACGCGCAGGCGCTCTACCAGCATGCGCAGAACCAGCAGGCGGCGCAGTGGCAAGGCTTCTGCAATTGCGTGCCCTCGCGCTCGCAGGTGTGGGAAGCCAACCGAGGAGAAGGATGATGGCCAAGCAAACCACGAAGGGCGGCAAATCCACTCCGACGACCAAGTTCGAACGCGGCTTCACCGCCCAGGCGCCCGGCAAGCCAGAAGAGCGCCCGCCCAGCCTCAAGGGCCGGGTCTACAATGAGTTCCGCCCCGACGTGGCGCGCGGCTCGACCATGCCCGCGCCGACCGGCGACACGCAGGAGCCCCGCATGAGTAAATTCACCGGCAAGAAGGGCCTGTCCAAAGGACGCGGAAGGTGAGGTCCCTCGACCAGATGATCGAGGGCATGCATGAGCGTGCCAGGCACGTCCTGATCGGCCACAACGACGAGCAGCTCATGCCGTTCTTCCACATCCAGTTCAAGGACCGGCCAGACGCCGTGATCCCCGCGCCGTTCTCGGACGAGCGCGAGAAATCGATCTTCATCAAGGCAGTGCGCTTCTCGCTCAAGCAATTCCGTTCGAGCGTCGTCAACTACGCCTTCGTCAGCGAGGCCTGGGTGGCGCAGTCGGACCATCGGCCGCGCAAGGGCGACCTCTCGCCGTCGGAGCGCGAGGACAAAAGGGAGTGCGTCATCGTCTCGGCTGGCGACCGTGACCGCGCGATGATGAAATTGTGGGAGATCATCCGCGACGATCAGGCGCGGGTGACCGACCTCGTCGAGGACCCCAACATGACGGCCGACCACTTCGAAGGCCGCCTGCAGAACCTGATGGCCGAGGACTGAACAATGAAGGAAACGCGCATCCTCAGGAACGTCGTCGTCTACGACCGCAAGTTGAAGCAGCAGGTCGAGATCGATGTGGACGTGGAGGTCGACATCGATTGGATCGCCAGGGAATTGGCGGCCAAGGCCTACAACAACAAGTCCCAAAACAACGTGCGCAAGGCCCGCGCGCTGCATGGCCTCGTCGAGGTTCGCCTGCGTGGCACCAAGGCCACGCCGCTCCATGAGAAGGTGGCATGAGAACGGGGCTTTACGAAAACCGGATCGCGTTCTGTGAGTTCGACGAACACGCGCTCGACACGCTGATCGAGGGCGACATCGAGGTTGGTTTTGTCTGCGGCTCCTGCCAGCGGCGCAATTGCGTCGAGATGCAGAAATGGGCCGACGGCGAGGTCGAAGGCCTCAAGTGCAAGTGGTTGATGATCGTCGACGGCAAGCATTGGCGGCCGGTTTGCGACGAATGCTTGGCCTCGTTTGGAACCCCGCCCTCGACGGCGGCGAAGCTCTTCCGGCTATGAGCGACTTCGACCCAGACGCGATCCGGCCGATGATCATCCAACGCAAGGGTGATGTGCGCGCCGTCGCCGACGACCTCTGCGCCGACAGCGAAGAATTGCGCTCGTACATCATGAACACGCCGCTGCTCAGACGCGCGCTCGACGAGGTGGTCGCGCGCGGCGTCGACCAATCGCTCGGCGTCCTGTTCAAGGGCCTCGACGACGAGGACCATTATTCGAACCAGCTCGCGGCGGCGAAAGAGTTCCTCAAATCGCGCGCGGCGCAGCGCCGTGGCTTCCACCATGCGGGCGACCTGGAGCTGAAGATGCCCGGCAAGGGCGGCGCGCTCACGCTGACGTGGCTGCCGCCGGAGGACAATCGGCGCCCTGAGCCGCCGCTGATCGAAGGGACCGTCGAGAATGACTGACATCGTGCTAGTCGCCATGCGGCTCAAGGACATGTGGAAGGTGCATCCCGATCAGGACAGCTCGCGCGTCTGCTCCAAGTGCGGCGAGGCGGTCGGCATCTACCCGTCGGGCCAAAACGAGCTCGCCCACCGCCCCGACATGAAGATCATCTGCTTGCCCTGCTCCAATCCCCAGCCCGGCGACGATGTTCTCTCAGCCGGGACGTTGGGCGAGATCAAGCGCGAGCTGCGCGACAGCGTGAGGCGACAATGACCCGCCAGTGCGGCGACTGCCAACTGTGTTGCCGCCTCCTGCCGGTGAAGAGCCTCGGCAAGCTCGCAGGCCATCGCTGCGAACATCAGCGCCACCACAAGGGCTGCGCCGTCTACAAGCAGCTCGGCCGCGTCTCGCCGGAGTGCAAGCTGTGGAATTGCCGGTGGCTGGTCGAGAACGATACCGGAGGCCTCTCCCGGCCGGATCGGAGCCACTACGTCATCGACCTGATGCCTGACTTCGTCACCCTGCGCGATGACGCGACCGGCGAAGGGCAGCACGTCGAGGTGGTGCAGATCTGGGTGGATCCGAAATACCCCGACGCCCACCGCGATCCGGCGCTGCGCGCCTACCTCGAACGCAGGGCCCAGGAGAACATCATCGGCCTCGTCCGCTGGGATAACGAGCAGGCAATGGCGATCTTCCCGCCCGCGCTCTCGGCCGACCGGCAATGGCATGAGGTGGGCAGCAAGTTCCGCCTGGAGGAACACACCGTCGAGGAGAAGATCGCGGCCCTCGGCGGCACCATGGTCATGCACATCGCGGAGTGAAACGTGATGAAAATACAGATCGAGACGGCGCTGGCGCAGCCGATATTCGACCCTGAGCGCCAAATCGACGGCCGGTTCTTCTGGTGGGCCGAGCGCGACGTTTCCGTCGGCCTCACCTGCAACATCGGCATGGAGTGAACCCGCTATAGCGGCGGGCGCCCATTGTGGCAGCTCTCGTTGAGCTGGCATGATCGCGGGCGGCCCGTGACGGTGCTCAGTTGGAGCCCAACGAAATGGCGGAAGGCAGAGGCGATCAGAGACAAGATCATGCGCGGCTCCGGGACCGATGAACCCTGGTTCATGGATGATCCGCGCGAGATCGCCGACGACCTGGGGTTCGCTTCGGTCGCCGTCCACTGGCGCAAGCCGCTCAGTGTCGACGAGGTCGCGCGCATGGGGCCGACGCCGGAGGTCAAGGAGCGCAAGGGCCGAGGTTAGACCCACGCCATGCGATGCGTCCGTCACATGCGCGTGATAAGCCGAAGGCCTCCCCAAGGAGGACCTCCCCAATGGCACGCGCACAGATTGCTCTGATCATCCCGCTCGGCGATGCGCCGGGCTATATCCCAGGTCACCCCGACCAGGGCCTGCCCGGCGGCGGCTACTACCCCGACCAGGGCCTCCCAGGATCGCCCGTCTATCCCGACCAGGGCCTCCCTGGGCGCCCGCCGCATGTCGGCAACCGGCCCCCAGGCTCTTGGGACCGTCCTGAGTATCCCAGCACCGGCCCCGTGCGCCCTGGCCGCCCTGTCGATCCGAGCTGGGGCATCGACGCAGACCTCGGCCCGGCGCACCCGTGGGTCCCGCCGAGTGGCGAGGAGCTGCCCCCGCCTCCTGAGGAGATCGCCCACCAGGTCGTCGTCGCGGTTTGGCGCCCCGAACAGGGGACCTGGACGGTCGCAGTCGCCCAAGGCCCGCACCCCGCCCCGCACGGCTAAGTGACCTTCGCCGACACTGCACAAGCGACCAGCGACGCCGACGCGCCGCTGGTCATTCCCTACCGGCCGCGCCGCCACTTCATGGCGCTGCACGCCTCCGACAAGCGATGGATCTTCGCCTGCTGCCACCGACGCGCAGGCAAGACCGTTGCCATCGCCAATCATTTGATCCGCGCGGCTTATCTCAACTCCCGGCAATGGCCGCCGCCGCGCTACGGCTACGTCGGCCCGTCGTTCGAGCAGGCCAAAGACTTAGTCTGGTCGTATCTAAAGCAATACACCTCGACCATCGACGGCGTGCGCTTCTTGGAAGGCGAACTCGCCATCGTCCTCCCCCACAACGGCGCGATCATCAAGCTCTACGGCGGCATGAGCGCCTACGAGCGCATGCGCGGCATGTACTTCGACGGCATCGCCCTCGACGAATATCCGCTGCTGCAAAAGACCGTGTTCAGCACCGTCGTGCGACCGGCGCTGGCCGACTATCGGGGCTGGGCGATTGTGAGCGGAACCTCGAACGGCGACGATCACTTCAACACCCTGCGCCTGCGCGCGATGGAGGATGAACGCTGGGACGTGTTCCTGATCCCCCTCAGCGAGACGGGCGAGGAGGCCCTGAGCTACGCCGAGGCGCGCGAGCTCACCCAGGACATGAGCCCCGACGAATACGCACGCGAGATGGAATGCTCGTTCGATGCACCCGTCGAAGGCGCTTACTTTGCCGAAGCCCTCAACGCGCTCGCGCTGCAAGGCCGCGTGTGCAGCGTGCCGGTCGATCTCGCCGCGCCGGTCATCACCTCATGGGATCTCGGCGTGCATGACTATTGCTCGATCTGGCTGTGGCAGAACGTCGGCCGCGAAGTCCACTTCGTCGACTTCATGATGGGCGTCGGCAAGGACTTCAACCATTGGACCTCGGTCCTGCGCAAGAAGGCGAACGAGGGCGGCTTCCAATATCAGTGTCACCTGTTGCCGCACGATATCGAGGCGCGCGAGATCTCGTCGGCCAAGTCGAGGCGCGCGACGCTGGGCGAACTGATCCCGAAGGACGAGCCGATCATCACCGTGCCGCGCATCCGCTCGAAAGAGGACGGCATCAACGCCTCGCGCGCCATGCTCGGCAGCGCGTACTTCGACGCCGTCAATTGCAAGACGGGGTTGGCGATGTTGAGGGGCTACCACAAGAGCGCGATGGGCCAGCCGGTGCACGGGCCAGGGCCGCACTCACACGGGGCCGACGCCTTCCAGACCGCCGCCGTCGGGTTCCACCTCGTCACTGGCCTCAGCGCCAGTATGCTCAGGCGTGGCGCGATGCGGCGGAAGATCCGAGGCATCGTGTGAGTTTTTGGGGCGGCAAAAGTCTGGAGGAATGGGAAGAGATTTGGCGTCAAGAGCGGCTGCGCGAAGATAAAATGTTGGCCTTTCACGATGAGGTCGGCGACCGGATGACCAAGAAGGCGCTGGCCGCGAAATTCAACCTCAAGCCAACCCGCGTCGGCCTCTTGATCCGTCGCCATGACGGGGCCCGCGAACGCGGGCGCATGATCGCCGAGCTTGAGCGGCTCAGGCTCAAGGCGACCGCGAACACCTTCACCGCAATCGCTGAGAGATTGTGGATGGACCTTGGGTGGCTGGCGTCGGAGCTAGAGAAGCGCCGTCAGGAACTTTGATCGAGCCACCACTTCGGCCGCAGCCAGTAACCGTAGGCGTAGCGCCCGCGCTTCAGCGCCGCGATCATCGGCGGCATGACAGGCCCTATGAAATCAGGGTAAGGTCGCCAGCATTCGGTCAGCTCCAAGGGACCAGCTCTCCGCTGGTTGGTCCTCTTCGGAGCGAGTTGGCCCATGGCCATCGATGGCGTCGAACGCATCTTCACCTTCAAGGGTGACGGCGGAACACCGAACACATACGACCCCGGCGACCCCGACACTTATAAGCAATTTATTCACGCGCTGATCACCGACAGCAAGGACTACGAGAACAGCGTCCTGGCGCCCAAGCGCGACGAAGCGCAGAAATATTACTACGGCATGCTGCCGAACCTGGGCGGCCTCACCGGCTACAGCGACACGCTGATCGTCGAAGACCCCAACGCCACGTTCGAGGAGATCCTCGGCCCGACCGAGGGCCCGTCGAAAAGCTCCTTCATTTCGACCGATGTGCGCGACGCCATCCTGATGATGCTGCCCTCGCTGGTGCGGATCTTCGCCGCGAGCGAGAACGTCGTCTGCCTCGTCCCGCGCAGCCCCCAAGACGAGGCGATGGCCGAGCAGGCGACCAACTACGTCAACTATGTTTTCTGGCAGGATAACGCGGGCTTTCTGACGTTGTATGGCGCGTTCAAGGACGCGCTCACCGTCAAGACCGGCTACATCAAATGGTGGACCGACAACACCAAGGCGACGAAGCGCAAGCAGTTCCAAAATATCACCATGGAACAGCTCCAGATGCTGATGTCGGAGGAGCCGACCGCGCAGGTTGTGCCGGGCTCACTCAAGCAGAACGAGACAGGCGGCATCGATGTCACCATCGAGGCGACCGAGAACAAACCCATCACCCGCGTCGAGGGCGTGCCGCCGGAAGAGATGCGATTGGATCGCTATGCGCGGACCTTCGCCAAGTCGCGCCTCGTCGGCCACGAACGCATCGTCTCCATCGATGAGCTGACCGCGATGGGCTACCCGCGCGATCTCGCCGCGAATTACCTGCAAACGCAGGACGTACACAACTTCACCATGGAGGCGATGATCCGCAATCCAGGGCGCGGCATGTCGACCCGCGTTGGCGACGGCGTCCTCTACGGCGAGTGGTACATCCGCGCCGACAGCGACGGCGATGGCGTCGCCGAACTGCGCTACATCTGCACGATGGGCGAAGACCACGCCATCGTGCGCGACGAGCCCGCCAACCGCATCAAGATCGCGCTTTTTAGCTGCGACCCCATCGCCCACACCCTGGTCGGCGACAGCATCGCCGACCTCACCATCGACATTCAGAGGATCAAAACCAACATGACGCGGGGCGTGTTGGACAGCCTCGCCGAGAGCATCAACCCGAAGACGGTCGTCAACGAGCTGGTGACCAATCTCGACGACGCGCTCAACGACGACCTGGGCGCGGTGATCAGGACCAGGGGCGACCCCTCGGCCGCCGTGCAATTCGCCACGACGCCGTTCGTCGGTCAGCAGGCCCTGCCGGTCCTCGAATACCTCGACGCCGTGCAGCAGCGCAGAACGGGATTATCCGATGCGGCGCGCGGGCTCGACCCGAAGGCGTTGCAGAGCAGCACGATGATCGGCGTCGAGGCGGTCATCA